GTTTCCCAGTCACGATCGGTGCTTCCTCACGGCTTTCGGCATTGATTTGCGCAACCTGAATCCGGCTTTGCGCGTCGATCTCTGCTTTTTGCAAGCCCATTTCGAAGCGTTCAAGCTCCTGTTGCGCCTGTTCAAGCGCCGCCTGCATATCAGCGATCATCTTTGCCGCCTGTTCAATCGGAACGGATTGCTCGCCCACCATCACCATTGGTTCGTTTTCGTCACCCTCTGTCTTTTCAACCAATCCGGGCGGCATTCCCTTTGCAACGCGATCCGCGATGTCGCCAGCGTTAGGCCAGCCCATCGCTCTGATAACCTTGTCACCTGCAACTTCAAACAGGCGCGGCCATGATTGACCGACTGACAGCATGGAATCCGCAGCCTCTTGGCGAAGCGTCGTGTACGCCGGGCCGGTATCAATGGCGACCGCATAGTCTCCCAATGTCATATCATTGGCGATAGCCTGCATTGCGCCATCCTTGCCCATCTTGGGCGCTGGTAACTGCTCATTCAGGGTCACAGTGCGCGCGGTTCCGTCAGGCTCCAAAATGCGCTGCATCCGCTCGGTATCGTAAATCTTTGGTATCATATCGACCATGCACCGCCCCAAGTGTGTGACTGAACGTGCCAGATTGTCAGGGAAGTTGAACGTTGACGTGTCGCCTTCGCGCTGGCGAGCCAAGATAGCCTTGCCGCTGGTTTCGTTTGATCGACTGCCAAGCGACGCGTCAAAGATGCCGGTGACCGCTTTGATATTGTCACGCGCGATCTGCGACATGGCGATAAATCCGCTCGGCACATCGGCAGGCGGTTGACGCGATGGCGGAGGCGCAAGTGAACCTTCAAGCGTTACCGGGTTATATTCGAGATACGCAATGGACTTGCGGTTCGCAGCCGTCCAATCCTCTTCAAAGCCTTCGAACTGGCCAGCCGCGCCGATGAACGGCGTTTTGGTGCGCAGCGCGATCTCTTCCGTCGCAGCGGTCAGCCAATAGTCATACATGCGGCAAGGGTCCATTGCGTCATTGACCAGCCCCTTGCGCTTAATCTTACCGTCCAGATCGCTTTCGTTGCCATAGACAGGAAAGACTGGAATCCAGCGGCAAGGTATTTCAGCCCGCTCAAGCACTTCACATGCTGTTAGCTTGTACCACATGACTTTCGGCGCAAGTGTATCCCGCGTTGCGACCGGCAACACGCCTTCCGGTGGCAACTCGCGATCATCGCTGTAACGCGTTGAACCATCGGACATCATGACCAAGGTCTTGCGGACCTTTTCAATGCGATAAAACTCGCAGACGCGGCAAGCATCGGTTGTTATCCAGCCATTTGAATCGCCAACACCTCGCCCAATCTGATCGTCGGTAGCTGTCGCTTTTGGATATTCCTGCTTGAACGCTGCCCGGCTCATTGTGTCGCTGATGAGAGCAAACTGCATATCACTGGAATCGGCTTCGGAAGCCATAGGGTCAGTCATAATCGAAAACGGATTGCGAACGCGCTTAATGACAAGCTTCTGGTCAAAGCTATCCGGCCCGGTATATTCCGCCAAGAGGCGAAAATAGCCAAATCCACCTTTAACCGCATGTTCAAGCGATGTCACATAAGCCGCAGACGCGCCGCTGTCGTACTCGATATGTCGGATTAGCCCGGCGTAAACTTCCGCAACCTCGTCAGTCGCACCATTGCCGACTGGGTGAACCTTGATGCTGATCTCGTTTTGCCGCGCATCGTTGACGACTTGGCGAACGAATGCCGACAGCAGATTGGTTGTGAGCGCGGGGCGTCCATCAATCGTGCGCTGTCGCAAGTCCGCTTCATCCCAATGCTGATTTTCATCAACGAAGCGAAACGCGGCAAGGCTATCAGCGCGACCGCCGTCATTGTCCTGGCACTGCTTGAAACGCGCTTTGGCGTCGGCAATGATGTCATCGTCGGTCTCTTTGCCTTTGGCGGGCTTTTCGTCAGTGTATTCCATTGGAAACTCCCACAAATGGCCGCACCATGAGCAACGGGTCCGCCTGGATCGGCACAAAGCCGAAATTCAGATAAAAGTCTAGCAGCACCTGCTTTTCAACACCGTTCGGTTCGACACACAGAAACAAAAACTTGCGCGCTAGATCGGCTTCGCAGCAGACGGACAGCATCAATTGCGAGGCGTGGCCCATGCGCCGATAGTCGACGGGCGTACTCAGGCTGTGCAGCTCGACAACATCGCCTTGCATCTCTGGCGGCAGGGCGCGCGGCTTGCAGAGCCTCAATGATGCCATTTCGAATGTGCGCAGGCCGTTCATTTTGGGGGCATGACCGTCAATTCGATCATCAGGAAACTGCCAACAGTCGCGGCTTGGAAAACAGCTTCATTGCAGACTAAATCCAGCCCAGACGTCACTGTCCAATACGGCGAACCATCGCCGCGATATAGGAGCTTAAGCGCGTACTGCGTTTCACCGCCGATACGTTCAACCACCGACTTAGCAATTACCTCATAGCTTATTTTCTGCATTGCCGATCCTTTCCAAACTCGCTTCAACATCGCTTCGCCGTTCATGATCCCATCCATCCTTGCTGTGCAAACGATGGCGATGGCCTCGGCTTGCGGACGAGTGTCGGCGTAATTTTCCCCATAGCGCGGCCAATCAATGATACGTTGTCAACTTCATCGTCATTCTTGCCCTGTGGGAACGCAACGCATTCGTCAATGAAACAATTTCCATCATGATCATCGCGGACAAACAAGCGCCCCTCTTCGGACAATGCCTGCGCCGCGCGGGCGCGGGTTGCCTTGTCAGTGCTAGACGGCATCCATACCAATGAGCAAGACAGACGTCGGTTGCGCATCTTTTCTCGCAGCATAGGCTCGACTGCTTTTTGAATAACACCAGCTTCGCCATATGCAACCATCGGACGCCAACGGGCAATCAAGTCACATTGCGCCTCTATCCACTTATCAGAGGCTGTTTGGCCTCGCCAACTGTCGAGGCGGTAGACATTCGCCGGGACTGCGGAATCAATGCCCCAAACAGTGACGACAGTGTAATCTCCGCCGTCTTCGGTCACCGCATAATCGCTTGTCATATAATACCGGATTGATGTCGGAATATCGCGATCAACGAAGCGGCAAAATGCCGGGCGCTTGAAGTATGTGCCTTCTTCTGCGCTGGGCTTTTGCTGGTATAGGCTTGTCCATGTCCGATGATTGCGCTTGAACGGCTGCCAATGCTTTTCGCTGAACCACTCAGGCCAAAGCGTTTCACCAATCTGCCTACCAAGAGGATCGTCATCCCTATCGCATATTGCGGGCAAGCAGAGGACATCCCACTGCCTGCCGTCGCGACCTTCGATCATTCCTGATTCTCCGCGCCATCCTTCGGGTAGAATGCGACCGGCCAAATCGTCTTCATGCCAGCGTGTCAAAATCATGATTTGTGGCGCACCTGGTATCAAACGCGAACAAAAGTCATCAATATAGGCATCCCAAGTCTTATCGCGGATGGTCTGGCTTTGGGCTGCCTCACGCCCCGATATTGGATCGTCAACCACTCCAAGCGCCGCCCGGTTGCCAGTAAGCCCAGATAACAAACCACCGGCCATGTACTCGGAACCATTTGCCAATGCCCACTGATCGGCGGCGCTCTGGTCTGACATCACCGACAGGCCAATGAGATTTTGCCAACTTTCCGATTTGATAAGTTGCCTCGCCCGCCGCCCCTGCTTCTTGGCAATGTCGCTCGCATAGCTTGCAAGTATCACGTTACGCCGGTTGCGCTTGGCCATAAACCAAGGGATGAAAACAACATCAACATAGGTGGACTTAGCAGAACCGGGGGGAAGCATCATCATCAGATTGGGGATGCGACCTTCCTCCAATGCTTGCAGCTTTTCGCAAATCAGCGCGTGATGATCTGCCAAACCGTCGAGCTTCATCACCGAAAAGCTGTCAGCGGCATCAAGGTCGGTTAATGGCACAGTGGGGATGTCGATCAAACATGCGAAGTCTGACAGGTTGCGCTTGGCTAAATCGCGACGGGCCGCTTGAACGATTGCAGGAGATATGTTCACAACTTTAATCGCGCAATCTCGCGTTTTGCCGCGTCGCTCAGCCCTGTTATGTCAACGTTGCCAGTCAGGTCAATGCGCGTCGCCTCGTTGAAGCCGTGCATCACGTTCAACTCTTTGACTGCGGCTGTCATGCCTTGCGGAGATGCTGCATCTTTGGCGATGTCGAACGCGGCCATGAGGCCTTTGACGGAATCGGTGCGCGTCCAAAGCTGCACTTCTGCGACGGTTGCGCGAATTTCAGCGATCCTTACCTTAACCTTCCCGTTTGTCATCAACTCGGAAGCTCGGACGTAGATCGTATTATCTTTCATGCCTGACGCGTCGTAGGATGTTCGATATGCGTCGGCTTGTCCTGATCCATTGGCGATGGCCTGGCAGAATGCTTCCTGCTTTGCGGTCAGCTTAACGTGCGGCATGATCGCGGGCTATATCCTGATTTTGGCAAATCTGCAACTTTTGGTTCGGCGTCAAATTAAAGGATAGCAAGGATGCCTAAAGGCCCGAAAAGGGGTGCGATCTGCAATTAGTGATTTACTATGGGAAAAGATAGAAACCCTATATTTTTCAGGCACTTAGATACCGATTTGGGGGCTGGTGGTGTAGCAGATGGAATTACAGATACACTTTGGTCGCTTGATGATGTGATCGCCAAGATTGACGAGTTGGCACCGGCTCCTAAGGCACGCGGCCCTTACAAGAAGCGCGGCGATGAAATTTCAAACTGAGACACTACCAGATGTCTTGTTTACCGAGATTCTAGGCGTTACAGTCATAAAACCACCCTTACCAGAGGATAAAATCATGTCGTTTCAAGCAGTTGCGAAATCAACAAATTCAGCAAGCCTTGTTATAGGCGAGATATCGGCGCGCGAAGCGGAATTCGCAGCAGAAAATCACCCCCTAGTCGATGGTAAAGGGCTATATCTCATTTCGGTGGATAGCGAAAGCGAAACTGGATTCGGAGAAGTATTAGCCAAGTTCGTATCCGAGGATGCGGCATACGAACTTGCCAGATTCTTTCGTCTGACTGGACGACTAGAAGCGGCTTAATGCACAGGCCATTGAATTAGCGACGGGGTTAAGGTCGCAATTGCTAATTGTGCCATTGATGGAGGAAGTGCCCCCTGCTTGACCTTGCTATCAAGGTATTTGGCGAATTTACCGCCTTCCAAATACTCATCTTGAAGCCACTCTCGATATTGCCCAAGCGCCGCAAAGTGGTGCAAGCCCCCGTGATCGTGACTGGGAAAC